CCAAAGGAATCCTCTACGTCCTGAGCAACCTGCTCAGCAGTTCGATTATCCCGTGCTGCACCAAGTACACGTTCCATTTTCTCCTTCAACTCATCATAAGTCTTGAAGTTGGAATTCTCGTGGAACTGTTTCAATCCATGCTCTGAATTGTAAACCGTTTCCAACGTGGACTCATCATCCATAAGTTGAGTTGGGGCATCAAACTCAGACTTATCGTAATTCCAGAAACCATCAACCTTACGAATCTTCAACTTGAAGTTCGCACCCTTCCAAAGATCGAATGGATTGATTGCATTCTCATCTTGAAACTGAGGTTGCATGGCTTCCATAACCTTATCGAAGATTTTCTTCCCAAACTTATACAGGAAAACTTTCCCTTCATGTTCAGGATGTTTTGGATCTGACACCACATAAATGTTAGTGTAGTAAGACAGTTTCCGTTTCTGTCTGCGGGCAATCTCCTTGTCCGATTCTGTACCGGAATTCCAGAGTCGGCGATTTGTTTCACCTACTGGATCGGGCTTGTTAATGGTTGTGAGAGAATTCTCAATATACCATCCACCTGGCCCTTGGAAGGAGTGAGAGAACATCCTTACCCAAGGAATTTCTTCCTCATCTGGTGCAGGAAGAAACCTGATAACGGCATAGCCATTACCTGATTTATCCAATTCTGGTTTCCAGAACCGATCATCATCAAAGGATTTGGTATCGGGAGTGCTCTGCTTCTCGTATTCGTCCAGCAGAGTATTAAGGTTGGACTGTTTTTTAAGTGCGCTAAAAGACATAGTATCTCCTATATTAGTTGTTAGTATTAGCGTATTAACGTATTGAGACTATTTATTAGTCCCTAAAACCCTCACCTTTCATTAGGTGATAGAGTCTGTGAGTGAACACCACCCACATTAATTTAATCAAAGAATCCTCAGCATAATTACCGACACCCCTGATTAAAAATTTGTATTTTGTTTCCATAAAGCTTTCCAACATACAGGAAATACTCGACTGCATTCATAGGCAATCTTGTCTGCAATTTCCCGTGTTTCATATTGTGCATCTGATGCACATCTAAGTTTACATACCCTAGCGAATGCGTAGAGAGTTCCAGACCAGTACCATTCAGTCATCATACTTTGAGGTAGTATCATTCGTGCTTGTTCTGGTGCAACTCCTAACAATATCATATTATTATATAAGACAACGGCACTCTCTTCCAGTTGTCTCTGGGCTGAAGTAACTGTAGTCTCATCATCTAACCATTCTACAGTATAGTTACCCGAACCTTGCTTCTTATCCTTAGCCCGTGATCTCCAGTTTTTAACTTCAAAAAATGTGGGTTCATAATCCACATATCGTCTGCTGATTTCGTTCCAAACGAGTCCTACCTGATGTTTGACAAGTTGTCTTGCAACAAATATAGGGGCCGTAATATGAAATTGTAGAGAGGCATGAGCAAACGGTGACCAGTGATTATGGTCTGCAAGATACTGAATCAGTTTTTCATCACCTTTATTCATTACCTCTGCCTTCTTACCAAAGGAGACTCTGGCCGCATTAACTACGGACAGATCACTCCCCATTTGGTCTATCAGAGAAATCTCTGATACTGCCATTACCTGCCTCTTTTGAGAGAGGTAAAGACTTGCAACTTTCGCTGCAACAAAGCATTGTCATATTCCAGACGCCTTACATCCTTCTGAAGATTCCCCATCTTACTTCTAAGATGGGATACCTCACGGATCAAGTCTTCTGTATTAGACTTTCGACTCTGTTTTTTAGAATCACTTTGCATTTATCCTCATTAAATTTAATAAATGGTTGACATTTGCGTAGCATATTACGAAGGCGTGGCCAAATCCACTCATCGTCTACTACACGTTCTACATAAGAAATCCAACCCAAAAAATGGTTTAATATAATAGCTGACGCAATACCCATTTTTTTCTGTTGAATCAACTTCACTATTGGTGGATGTTTACTTCTCGATTCTGTTATAAACATTATACCAAAACTATCGTAAATGTCAAGACATTTCTTGATATCTTGGTCAAATATTCTTGTAATTGATTGTTGATTTTTCTTCCAATTATTATAATTCTGTAGGGCCTCATCACCTGTTAACCATTTAGGATTAGCAGCAGGCATCTCAGAAAAATTAGAAACAAGAAAAGGCTCAAGTTCTCCGTTATACTTTTTCCCCATTTTGTGAAAAAAGTACCTATCACTCCTTTGCATAAATGAATCTTTAGAACAATTGACTGCACCATTGTAACGAATATAATCATAGGATTCGTGATTAAAATGCAATCGTAGTCCTAGATACATTTTATATGCATCATAGGCTTCAGTCATACAGTAGGTGTACTATACAGGTAGTGTACTAGATTTGGGCAAAAAATGAAGCAATTCAGCTTCTACTTGAATTTTTTGCTTGAGGGATTTGTTCACCAATCTGCCGATAGATTCTGGTTCAACATTGTTTTCCTTACAATATTCCAGACAGGCATCCATATATGTAACTTTTTTATTCAGTACCATCTCTTCAATCATGGTACTGAATTTGGTAGGCGTGAAAAATGATAATTCCATAATATTAAAATAAAAGGTTAGTGTTAATTATTAAGCGGTTTCTTCAATAACTGTTACCCATTGTGTACCATATTTCTTATAGTAATACATATTAGTTTCAATTTTTTCTTGCATTTTAAATAAGAATTTCTTACCCCTATGGGAGCCCTTTAACAGTTTTGAAAAGAAGTCATCAAACATATTTTTTATAGGCACCTCTACTGATATGTTTTTACCATTAATTTCAAATGTGTTCAATTCTTTACCAATTCCTGCATTTTTATTTGTTCCTATCATTGCAAAAATATTCTTGTCCTTTATAATCACCGAATGCTGATCATATTTTTTACCCAACTCAATCATTTCTTTCTTAGAAATGTTAGGAATGAATAACGATTTTTCATTTACAAAACCGTCTTCTTCTTGATATCCACCCTTCATTTCAATAAATCCATAGCCCTTTTCTCTAACTATTTCTTTGAGTTCATTATACCGTTCAAGATTTTCTTTATCGGAAAATTCCTTTCTAAATGGTGACATCACACCAAAATTTGCTGTTTTCTCTATATGAGTCATAATTCTAGAAAGACTCGATTCGCTAAGGAAAGATCTAAATGATTTCATATTATTTTTATTTGAAAAGTAATGGGGGGGTCTTCTGTTCCCAAGTGACCCCCCGAACTCGGCATCCTAGGCAGCTATTGCGTAAGATGCAGATGAATAATCGCTATTATTTGCGGTTAGTTTAATAAGTCTCCTCAATTCCTTCCCTCCTAATCGAACTCTATTGCGCCCCCATCAATAAGACTCTACTCGTTCTTTTTCTATCTGTTTGAGTATACTAAAAGGTTGCCTATCTTTTGCATTACCCATCCAACGAATCTGAGTGCATATAGTACATCTTGGATTGCGTTTCCGCCATCCAATTCTACCACGTTTCCCGACTCGTTTTTTCTTCATAAAGTCTTCTTGGTGGAGGCGGCCGGAATTGCACCGGCGTCTTAAAAGTTATATAAATTGAATCATCAACTTACCTATATTTATTATATAACAGTTTTAATCAAAAGTCAAGACTTAAATGGTAGTTTGAGTCTTTAATGTATTTTTTAACATCTCTTTCTGTTGAATTACCAATTGTTTTTTAGTACAACCATATGTGACAGTATATGCAACGGCAGTCAATTCTGGTGTTAATTTACCAGAAACCTGTCCGAAATTTTTCTCAAAATAATCTAACTCATATGTTTTTTCATATATATCAACAGCACATATCACTACTTGATATAAATGCTTAGGCCCAAACATTTCCCGTACTTTGAGACTCTGGGTCATTTGAGCAAATATCATACTTACCCAAAACTGTTTTTTTTCAGGATCCCATTTAGATATTTTCTCTACTGTTAGAGGCTTTTCTGGTTCTATTTGTGTTGTACACCCTATCATAACGAAGCAAACAATTAGTACCAAATATTTGCTTATAGTTTTCATGCGGCTCTTTTGGTTTTGTGAACATTATAATTCCGAATAGCTTCTTTAAGTAATTCGGTGTAATCATCCACCCTTTTAGTGAATGTCTGAGGTATTCCATCATCAGGGACTACAAATATTATAAGTTGTTCACATAGAATTCCGGTACGCTCAGTAAACATCTTTGCATATCCAGTACCCTGTATAAAGTAGTTTTCAATCCACTCTTCTTTT